GGGCTTTCCATTACTTAGTAGTGGCGAGACCAATCTCGAAGAAGGGATGCTTAAGGAAGTTACGTTCGTGTCGGAACCTCTCGAACAACCCTCCCGGGTTGTCGATGTTCCGAAAACATTGAAAGGACCCAGAATCATCGCGATTGAACCCTGTTGTATGCAATACACACAACAGTCTGTTAAAGATGTGATTTATCACATACTTGAACACAATCGTTTGACAGGTGGTCATGTTAACTTCACTGACCAAACTGTTAATCAAACTCTTGCGATGAGTTCCTCGTCCGATGGTCGATTTGCAACGATCGATCTGAAGGATGCTAGTGACCGTGTTCCACGGGAATTAGCTCTTCAACTCTTCGCTAGCAACCCAGATTTACGGGATGCTATCGACGCTTGTCGTTCGAGGCGAGCGGAGTTACCTGATGGAAGAATTATCCATCTTAGTAAATTCGCTTCTATGGGGAATGCTCTGTGTTTCCCGGTTGAGGCTATGTATTTTTACACTATATGTGTAATAGCCTTACTCGAGTTTCACAACCTTCCTGTAAGTCGGGCGACCATTGAAAGAGTCGCCCACGACGTCTACATCTTCGGAGACGACATAATCGTCCCGTCTGATGCTGCGACAGCTGTTTTTGATCACCTACAGAAATACAATTGTAAGGTGAATGACCGCAAGACTTTTTATCGCGGAAAATTCCGCGAATCTTGTGGGACGGATGCGTACGATGGATTTGATGTAACACCAATCTATCTTACACGATGTCCGCCTAAAAACAGACAGGACGCCTCGGAGTTAATTTCATGGGTTTCGGCTGCAAACCACTTCTGGAAGAAGGGTTTCTACCAAACCTCAACCTACCTCTTTGAGAGGGTGGAAGAAATTTTGGGCAAACTGCCCTTTATACATGAAAACTCCCAGGTGCTCGGGAAGAAGCAGTATGGGAAAACCGACCCTCGCTTATTAAGGAGGTCTCGGCGTTACCAAGCCTTAGAAGTAAAGGCCTGGGTCCCCTCTTCTGTTACCATTCCAGATGAACTGGATGGCATTCCCGCGCTCTTTAAGTCCCTTCAGAAGTTAGATAGACTAGAAAGTCTAACTCTCCCTCGGGACAAAAAGCCTTTAGAGCGCTCTGTGCTGCACGGCGCAGCCGCATTGAAACGCCGGTGGGTGGCGGGATATAATCTCGCCTAGAGGGCTAATATGCCCTAGGGGGTAACTTACCTCCCTTGTAGCGGATAAGTGGGTGTGAGCCCCATTGTCTCCATAGCAATAGTCCTAGGTTAAAGGACTTGCTCACTGGAGGCGGGTAGCTCAAATCCCACGCCCCTTATCGGGGGTTCCGCCTTGGGGGTAGGTGCAGTGCA